AATTAAAAAAAGAGTTACTCTGCAATGGAGAACCTCTCCAAAAAAGAAAAAAACATTATCATATCAATGAAAAAACCAATTGAAGTCTTTTTAAGACATTGCTACTATTCAAAACTACAAGAGCTTCCTGATCGCACAAGACCACAATGGTTTAACAAGATTAAAGTGTTTGAAAACTTTAAGAATACCTTGAATTCAAATTTGGTTAATTATACAATTGTATATGATGAATTTTATGGAAGTATAGATAAAACTTTTCTTGCAAAAGAAAAGAATGTAGAAGTCATTAAATGTGGAAGTGAGACTGATAGTTTTTTATCTACATTGGATATTATTCAATCTAGAAACTTTGACGATGATACAATCATTTATTTCTTAGAGGATGATTACTTACATCGTCCCGGATGGTGTGATATAATGCTAGAGGGTTTTACAATCAATCCTTCTTATGTAACTTTATATGATTTTGATTTCTTTATTGGAAAGGGATATTTGTGTGAGATTTTTGCAACAAAAAGTTCTCATTGGAGAGCAGTGCCAGCAACGACTAATACTTTTGCTTGTAGATATAAAACATTATTAGAAGATTTAGAAATTCATAAAAAATATTCTATTCACGGAGTCAAAGAACAGGAAGGTTTTCATTATTCAAAAGATTATGATAAGTTCTGGGAACTTCAGCAACAACAAAGATATTTGATTTCCCCAATGCCTGGTTGGAGTACTCATTGTGATGCAAATCATATTAGTCCTGTGATAGAATGGGAACAATATCTCGCAATAGAAAAAATGGAAAAACCAAAACAACAAAAATTATTATATCAATGACTACAATCATCTCATTAGACGGTGGATTTGGGAGAATCATTACTGCCATTCCTGCACTACTCAAATATCATAAGAATCATCTAGGCGAAGAATGGTACATAATGATTCCTGGTTGGGATTTTATTGCCTGGGGATTTCCAGAACTTCAGGAAAGAACCTTTAATCCTGATGCTCGTGGATCTTTTGATTTATATTGGAAAGCAGATAGGGTAATATCACCAGAACCTTATCGTCTTCCTGCATATTATCGTAATGAAATCTCTTTAAGAGAGGCATTTGATATTTGTATTAATGATTCTAATGATCATAGTGACTTACCTCCTATGCAATTGAAACTTTCATTTGCAGAAAAAAGAAAAGCATTTGAGATTGTTGCTGAAGCAAAAAAGAAACATAAGAAGAAGAAAACAATTCTTATACAACCTTATGGATCTACTGCAGTTCCACATGAATCTGGAATTTATGATGATAGTCTGAGGTCTATTCCTGATAAGATGTTGAATTATTTTATTGATAATCTGTCAAAGAATTATAATATAATCTTTATGGGAGCAAAGAATTTTTATAATATTAAGACTTACAAACCAGACCCAGATCCAAATCTAAGAGAATGGTGTGCTATTATTGGTGAGGTTGATTATTTTATTGGTTGTGACAGTTGTGGGCAACATATTTGTAAGGCACTCAATAAACCTGCATCTGTTGTAATTGCTGGCACTAACCGTAATAATATCACTTATGAAAACTTTCATATTATTGAAAGAGATGTGAAGTTTTATCCTGATAGTATGAGAATTTCTGGTTTTCAGGCGCATATGTCCTCAAGACTCAATGAACCAAGAATTGAATTTACACAGGATGAAATTGAAAGTGCCTATCAAGAAATTATATTAAATATTGAAGGTGAAGTGAAAAAAGAAAAATCACAGGATATTGTGAAACCAATAGAAATAAGTTATAAATAATTTTAAACAGATCAAAATATAGAAATGGCAATTGTATTTGGACCAACACAATGGCACTTTCATAGAATAACCTCACCCGGCGCTGCCTATGCAGGTGGTATTTCTATATGTAGATCTGGTGGTGTTATATGGATAGTAGCACCAAATACGACTGAAGTCTCAAGAACCTGGTATAATCGTGCTGATGCTGTTACGACTGCAGAAGCAAATGCTGCTTGTGGTGATTGGTTTATACCAGGTAATGGACAACTTCGGAATCCGGGATATTCTTGTAGAAGTTATTGGGATTCGTATGTCGCAAATTTATACTGGTCTGATACGGTTCCCAGTGCTGACCGCGCTTGGGTCGTGAACTTCAATAGTGGCGTCCACCACCGATACTTTATGTCCCTCGCCACCAATGTTCGTGCCTTCAGGTGTGTTACCTACTAGACCTTATTTTTTTATGATAATTAAAACTCCAATATCAGTCGGTGAATTGCTTGATAAAATCACTATTCTTCAAATAAAGTCACAATATTCTAATAATCCATATGTTCTCAAAGAACTACAAGACCTAACAGAAATTGCGAAGACACATCAAGTTTATAATGAACAAGATATTCAATCACTCAAAGAAGTTAATTCAAAACTTTGGAACATAGAAGATCAACTTCGTGAACTAGAAAAGCAACAAGACTTTTCATCAACATTTATAGAACTCGCAAGACAGGTATATATTACAAACGACCAAAGAGCACTCATTAAAAGACAAATTAATGAAAAAACAAACTCACATTATCAAGAAGTGAAATGTTATGTATGAAGTTATTGACAATTTTATTACTCAAGATAAGTTTATAAAAGTAAAAAATTCAATTTTAAATCCAGAATTCTGCTGGAACTTGACTCCTTGGGTCTCAAATCTCAACGAAAATCTTAAGACAACAAGTTCTTATTATTTCACACATCTTTTTTATTCTGGTCTTTATGTAGATCCAAATTCTCATATCTTTATAGATATTTTGAATCAATTAGAAGTCAAATCATTAATTCGTATTAAGGCAAACTTATATCCATCTACTGATAATATTGAATATCAATCAGAGCACATAGACTATGATTATTCTCATAAAGGTGCAATCTTTTATCTCAATACAAATGATGGATTCACAACTCTTGAAGATGGTACAAAAATAGAATCAATAGAAAATCGCATTCTTCTTTTTGATCCATCAAAACCTCATAATAGTACAACCTGCACGAACGATAAGTGTAGAGTAAATGTAAACTTCAATTATTTTTAATCACAATGTATGATGCTATTGGAAATACTCCTTTAATTCGTCTTAATGCAATCAGTGATATGACTGGTTGTGAAATACTTGCGAAAGCAGAATTTATGAATCCAGGTGGTTCAATCAAAGATAGAACTGCTCTTGGAATTATAAAAGATGCGGAAAATAAAGGATTGCTTAAACCAAATGATGTAATTGTTGAGGCAACCACAGAAAATTTTGGAGTGAGTCTGGCACTTCTATGCAATTCTTTAAATTATCAGTGTACTATTGTAATTCCAGAGAATGAAAACGATCAAAAAATTCAATTGATGAAAAGATTTGGTTCCAATATTATTGAAGTGCCAGTAGTTCCAGAAACTGATGAAAATCATTATACAAAGATTCCTCAAAAAATGGTGAATCAATTTTCTAATGTTTTTTGGTGTAATTACTTTGAAAATTCTGCAAATAAAGAAACTCATCAAAATATGACAGCAGTGGAAATATGGAATCAGACAAATGGAAAAATTGATGCCTGGGTATGTTCTACAAGAAGTGGTGGAACTTATTCGGGAGTTTCAAAATACTTAAAAAGCAAAAATAAAAATATTAAATGTGTGTTAGTGGATTCTCATGGAAGCGTTGTATATAACTGGGCGACTCTTGGTGAAAAGATGATTAGGGGAAGTACAAATCTTGATGAAATTGGTAATACAAAGATTACATCTAATTTAAATCATTCTTTTATTGATGATGCGATTTTTGTCGAAGATCAAGATTGTGTGAATAATATGCTCTACACTCTTAGAAAAGAGGGATTGTATTTGGGACCAATTTCTGGCGCAAATATACAAGCATCAATAGAAACCGCAAAAAGATTAGGTCCAGGTCACACTATAGTTACTGTATTATATGATTCTGGTGATAGATATTCATCAACACTTTATGATGAAAATTGGTTAAAATCTAAAAAATTACTCATACCAGAAAGGGAAACTTGACAAACTGGCAAAGTATATGAAAATGGTTTAGAGACAGTTAATTATCGATAAGGAGAAAGATGAATTTCACAGTATACTCAAAAGACGACTGCCCATATTGTTACAAAGTCAAACAGGTATTAGAGTTGACAGGTAGCAACTATGTGGTTTATAATCTTGGTGAGCATTTTACCAAAGAAGAGTTTTATGCTGAGTTTGGGAAGGGATCTACGTTCCCACAGGTAGTATGTGACAGTAAAAAATTGGGAGGTTCTGTTGACACAATCAAATTCCTCAAAGAACAACAAGTCATCAAGTCCTAACATAAATAAACCAGATAACCACAGAAATCGTGGTATTGAGTTTCTACTTAATGGAGGTAAAAGAGAGCAGACTTATCCATTTCATATCATCTTCGAAAAGATGGTTTGCTTTCTGAATAGGGAAGTTACCATCTATTTCGAGTTTTCCTTCAAGTCAAGGAAAAGAAAGACAATTTCCCGGAGAAAGAAAAATGTTAGCAGTTAGTCTAGTTTTTGGTTCATTCTTGACCGTTTTATTTCTTGTAGTGGGACTTGTGATTGGATGGACTGCTAGAGAATACATGATGAACTATCGGGAAGTACCAAGACCTCACCCCGAAATGTTTGACAATCAAGGAAACTTGATACCAGATGAGGTGATTGCATTTAACTTTGAGAACTATCATGACTACGAAATCAACGACGACGAAGACGACGAGTAAGACAAAAGAAACTGCTTCTCTTAATCTTCCAAATAATCCATTAATCTTTGAGATTTTTAATCTCGCATCAAAACAGAGATCAAAAGCAAAGAAAGTAGAAGTTCTCCAAAAGTATAATCATGATGCACTGAGAATGCTTTTGATTTGGAACTTTGATGAATCGATTCAGTCTGCACTTCCAGATGGACCAGTTCCTTATTCTGGTTATGCCGAACAAACTACTCAAAGTGGAACTCTTTCTACGAAGATTACAGAAGAGGTTCGTAGAATGTATGAGGCAGGTTCTTTCTCATTGGGTGCATCTGATACTGATGGTAAGACCACTCTTCGCAGAGAGTGTAAACACTTCTATCACTTCATTAGGGGTGGAAATAATGGTCTGACTACGATTCGTAGGGAGACAATGTTTATTAATCTTTTGGAAGGTCTTCATCCTCTTGAGGCAGAAATTATTTGTCTTGTAAAGGACAAAAAACTCTCCGACAAATATAACATTACAAAGGAAGTTGTTTCCGAAGCATTTCCTCAAATCGTATGGGGGAATCGTGGGTAAGGGAATCAATATCATTAATGTAGATTGCGATCCTTCTGCCGCCAATGATAAGAGTCTTCCACGAGATTCTTATCTGATTACCTATGGAGACAATGGAGAACAAAAATATGATGTTGTTCAGGGTCTCCAGTCTGATATTTTTGACCAGTATTGGGATAAGTATCGTGATGTAAGAGGACTTAAATGGACAGAGGGAACAGTGAACCCTAAGATGTGGGGTTATAAACCAAACGAAAAAAAGAAAAAGAAATGAATGAGGAAAATCTTAGAGATCAAATAAATCAAGTAATTCGTAATGAGATCCAAGAGAACATTAATGAGTTCGTTGATATGAAAGAGGAGGAGCGAAGATCTGGACTTGGATTTGTTAGTGCAGACGACAACAAAGATCTTACAATAAAAATTCCCAACAAAGAGATTGATAAGATCATCAAGGAGTATAAGAAGATAAAAAAATATCACAAGTCATCTTTGTTTGAGATTAAGAAGCTAAACCAAAAGTGATCTTTGTTTCCCGGAATCGTCGGAAAAAATCCCGGCAAAATTTTGGGTCTGTAGGGTCGATTGACTAAATATCAATAACGGGGTATAATACCCTTACGTTCATCCTATGATTTTACCTCTTTTCCTGGCACTCGCCCAACCAGAACCAAAAATGCTTCTCACTTGTGAGCAGTTTGAGTGGTTATCTGAAAGGACAATGAGAACTGAATCTCTTTCTGTATGGAAGAAGATTGAGTTTATTGCTAGATACGCAGACGGGACTGATCCTGCCTGTTTTCCAGAGGTAGAAGAATAGGACGCAAGTAGGACGACGCGGAACGGATCGTTCATCCCATTAGGGACGCACACGCCGCCCGAAGGAACGGGATTTAACCATCTCATTTCTTTGGAGTAAAACCATGTCTAAAGTCGTTTATCGTGGTCAAGCATACGACACTGTAGAGCGTCGTGAGCAAAGACAAGCACAACAGCAACCTCAACAGCACAACGAAGCCTATCGTGGCATTAAGTTTGTCAAGGAGGACAAGTGATGCAGAAACTCAATTTCCTTCAACTCATTAAAGAGCAGAAGCAAAAAGAAGAGAAGCGTCATAAAGCAGTTCTCTGCATGGCGGGTCACTGCCAGGTAGGTAAAAAGTGATTAGTTTAATCAGTGGAATCGTTTTAGGTTCGACTGCATTTATGCTTCTGATTTATGCCGAAGTTCTATTGCTGAGCAAGTAATGCAAAATTACACATATCATTATGATGATATGGATAAAGATAACAGACCACCTGCCTGTTATCAGTTAAAATACAGAGGTTGCAACTATTGGTCATGCTACCTTGTTCATTTGGACGAGTGGTTTGATAAACTACTAAAGTTTGAGGGAGATTGACTCTCCCTCTTTTTTTGTGTATAATGGTGAGAGAGAAATCTATTCTATGGACAAAGACAAACTAAAACTGATTGTCCGTAATCTTGAACTGTTGGTTGATTCTCTGAAAGCAGAAGTTTATTCTGATACTCAAAGTTACTTAAAGTATCAGGACTCAACACTACATGATTACGACGAAATCTTTGAGGACGATGATGGATACCCAGACTAAAGAGGAACAAAAATGAGTGTAAAACTGATCAGTGTGACGCCCGATGCCGAAAAGACGATGGCATATGTGGCACGAGTGTCAAATCCAGCAAACCAGGAAAATGATAACTATGCTGGACTTTTGCGTTATTGTATCAAGCACCAACATTGGAGTGTGTTTGAGCAGGCATTTATGACT